TTCTGTCCTGATCATAACATCATTTTCTCACCTGGGAAACTTTCTCCGCAAGATATGTGTATGTTGTATAACGCAGCAGATATGACAGTTAATGCTTCTTGTATTCCGCCAGGGTATAAAGTTACAACTGAAAGCGGAGCAAAAAATATAGAAGAAATAAAGGTTGGTGAAAAGGTCTTAACTCATAAAGGAAAATTCAAACCAGTATTAAAAACATTTGAATATGATAATAAAGAATGTGAAATGGTTAAAATTACTCCGTTTAATCTTAATGAACCGTTGGAATTAACTTCGGAACATAAAGTATGGGCAATTAAAAAGAATAAAATGAAGAATGGATTTATGAATGAGAATGAATCCGTACAACAATATATGGAATGGATACCATCTGGAGAACTATCACCAGGAGATTTAGTGATGTATCCTCAGATCATCGACAATATGACCGAAAATGTTGTTTTTGATTTAAAAGAGTTTACATTAGAATATAAAGGTAGAAAATATCAATTTAATGACTCTGAAATATTTCTTCCACATAGCAAAAATAAATTGTGCCGAAATATTTTATTGACAAATGATTTGTCATACTTGTTAGGAAGATGGTGTGGAGATGGATCAAACAATAATATTTGTTTTAATTCCGAATATGGCAATGATGAAATAGATAAATTAGGAAAAATCTTTGTAAATGTTTTCGGAGGAAGTTATTCTATTAAGCCTCACTGTCAAAAAAATAAAAAATGCACCAATTTATTTTTTTCCCATCCATTTATAGGCATAATAATTAATTTTTTCAAAAAGTTATGTGGAGACAATTCCCAGTCAAAACATATACCGCACGAAATATTATTTAATAAAGATAAAGACATTTTACAGTCGTTTATTAATGGCCTTATAGATTCCGATGGTTATGATGGTCATACAAATAATAGTAAATACACTAAGATTGTTACTGTATCTCATATACTTCAACAACAATTAATAACCGCATTGATAAGATTAAATAAAAAGGTTCGTTTAGCAGAAGGAACTTCTGGATACAAACCAGGAAACACACATCACCAAATATATTTTACACATACCGATACAGATAATGGCTCTTCCAGAAGCTGGTTTAAAGATGGATATTATTTGATGTCTATAAATAAAATTGAGAAGTATTTTTATACTGGGAAAGTATACAATATTGAAGTAGAGGAAGATCATAGTTACGTAAGTAGTTGTATATCAGTATGTAATAGTAATGAAGGTTTTGGCCTATCATGTGCTGAAAGTATTATGTGTGGGACTCCTGTCACTGTAACAGTTACGGGTGGATTACAGGATCAAACTGGACAAGTTACAGATGAAGGAAAACCCGTTGAATTTGATGCCGATTTCGGTTCAAACAACATTGGACGTTACAAAAAACATGGTCCGTGGGCATATCCAGTATGGCCTGTAAGTAGATTGGTTCAAGGTAGCATACCTACACCATATATCTTCGATGACGTTTCCCGTTGGGAAGATTTCGCCGAAGGATTTATGTATTGGCATATGATGGGTGACCATAAGCGTGAAATATGTGGTGCCGAGGGCAGGAGATGGGCATTGAATG